ATGATTGAGAAGAACGTACCCTTACCATCAACTAAGGATGGACGCGGTGCACCTAACAAAGGTTATGAAGCACTACTAAACCATATGAAGGTAGGCGATAGTGTTGTAGTCAAACGTGCTGCATTAGCTAGTATATACACCCACGCTAAGAAGATAGGGTGTAAGGTTGTTACTCGTAAGGTAGATCAAATTAACAGACGTGTGTGGATGTTAAACAAAGGGGATACATAATGCCCAACTGGTGTGAGAATAGAGTAGTAATTACAGGTGATGTTAAAACATTACGTGCTATCAAAGAGGCGGCAGATAGGGGTGGGTTACTGGAACACCTAGCACCTATTGGTGAATACGATTATGGTGTTGCCTGTACTGAGTGGAATACTAAGTGGGAAGTACATGATGTAGAGGCTAACCTGTTTGAGGATGGTAATACATCCAACTTACACCTAGGGTTTCAGAGTGCATGGAGTCCACCTACAGGTGCATACGATACAGGTGCTGATAGATTAAAGATCAACGTAGAGGCATCCTTCTATGAGCCAGGAATGTGTTACATAGGTGAATACGATAGTGCCTTAGATATAAACAATACCTACAGTGTTGAGTTTAGTAATGAGGATTGGAAAGAAAGTATACCTACTGAACTAATAGAAGAGTTTGATTTAGATGGTGAGTATACGTACTACCAAGAATGGCAGGAAGAAAACGATGAGTAGTAATATAACAATGCATCTACTACCATTAACTGTTATTGCTGCTTACATTGGTGGTGCTTTATATCTCTGGTACAGAAACGCGAAAGGAAGGTAACATGAAGATACCCAAGGGTAATGCTAAGCTAAGTGATATCGTAGAGTTTTATCTGGTATCTCCTGCCTTTGCTAGGCTATCTGGTGCATCTCAAAAGGATTATGAAATACATCTAGCGTCTGTGATTAATACACTTGTTGAAGGCAAGACCCTTGGCAACTATCGTTGTACTAATATTAAAGTACGACACCTTACACAAGCGTATGATCAATGGCTTAACACAGGTGTACGCACTGCAAACTATCGTAAGGCTGTACTATCTGCTGCTTGGAAGTATTCCATGAGACAGGATGTAATGATACACAACCCAGTAGCACTGGTACAAACTAAGGCTAGTAAGCAGAGGCGTGTATACTGGAGTAGAGATCAGATCAAAACGTTTCTTGAGGTAGGCTATAGTGACTTCAGATGGCGTAGCATTAGTCTTATTGTACACATGGCATATGATTGGGGTCAGCGTATAGGTGACATGAGAGTTATGACTTGGGATACATTAGACTTAGATCAGTGTCGCTTAGACCTAACACAAAGCAAACGTAATGCTGAAGTACACCTACCTATATCTAATGGGTTGTGTGAGATGCTGCGACAACAGAAGGAAGACTTTGGATTCCAGGATTATGTAGCACCTAGAGTCAAGCCAAGAGCAGCGGCATATACACCATATGATAAGGGTGAAATATCTTTACTTATCAATGAGGTACTAGATGAAGCTAATCTACCTGCTGAGCTTACAGCTATGGACTTGCGCCGTACTGCTGTGACTGAGATGATGGAAGGTGGGGTTGACTTAGCTAATATTATGCAGGTAACAGGGCATAAGAATATACAATCAGTAAAACCTTATATAGTAAATACATTGAGTGGTGCATCTAAAGCACTATCAGCGAGAGGGAATGAAGATGAGAGTGAGAAGTGAAGAGAGTAAAGAAAAAGATAATATACGCAGAAGAAAAAAGTATGATGAAGGTCAGTCTATACTGCGTAGGTATAAGACGATGAAGGGTTGTGCACATTGTGGGTACAGAGCTTTCTCAGCAGCACTACATTTTGATCATATAATACCTGAAGATAAAAAGTTTTTAGTACCTACGAAAGCACATTACTTGCGCTATGGTAAAAATACTAAAAGTAACAAGAAAATAAAAGAAGAGGTATTCAAGTGTCAGGTATTATGTGCAAACTGCCACGCTATCAGAACAAACACAGAAGAGCACTATGGTATAAAGAGGTTAGCTAGAGTATGAGTAAACATAACTGGAAACAGCACAGAGAATATGCTGCATCTGTAACAGCACATGGACCACACCGAGGTGACTGCCCTTTCTGTAGAGGTAAGAATACTTTCTCAGCCTCTTGTGAAGTAGGTGTATTGATGTATAACTGTTATAAGCTAGGGTGTAATGTAGGTGGTAGGTTTGATACAGACATGACTGCATCTGAGATACGCAGACAGCTACGCCCAGCGCAGGATCAAACTAAGATAGAGGTAGAAACTATGGAGATACCAGCACAGCTAGTAGAACCAACACGACAACACACTAAGCACAATAGATTTATGAGGCGATGGGGTATAGTAGGTAACACCTTCTATGATGTGCAGCAGGAGCGCGTAGTCTTTCCTATATATAATAACCATCAAATGATTGATGCTATAGGCAGGGCAGTGGGTGCTACTCAAACACCTAAGTGGTATCGCTACACAGGTGCAGCAGACTACTACACAGTAGGTGTAGGCTCTACTATAGTTATTGTAGAGGATGTAATCTCTGCTTTAGTAGCCTATCAAGAGTTACCTGACGTTAGTTGTATGGCTATTCTAGGTACTAACATGAACCATAAACATTTTGAAAAGATAGGTGAGTATGATAAGGCTGTGATTGCACTAGACCCTGATGCAGTATCAAAGACTATTGAGTATCGCAGAGAGATAGAGTTGTGGACAGGTAACAAAACAATAGCACTAAGTTTATCTGACGATATTAAGTATCGTATGCCAGAAGACCTAGAAAAACTACAGGAGATATGCAGTCTCCTTGATTGATTATAAAACATATGATAGACCCTAACTCTATAACAGAACTATTAGCAGAGAACAGAATGGATAATGTAAACAACCCAGCGCATTATGGTAAAGGTAGTATTGAATGTATTGATTACATAGAAGACTTCCTAACCGAAGAAGAATATATAGGATACCTAAGAGGTAACATAGCTAAGTATTTACATCGCTGGAGATATAAGAATAAACAAGAAGACCTACTTAAATCACAGTGGTACTTAGCTAGGTTGATAAAACTAACAGGAAAGGCAGATGTATGATACCAGTATCTATGTTAAGAAGATTACTTACCAAAGAAGGATTAGAGTTTAAGATTGTTAAAGTTGTGGGTAATGTAGCACAAGTAAATATAATTGTAGCGGAGGGTTCAGATGTTCACAGTTGAGTTTGAATCTGATGCATCAATCATCACTACATTAGATCACTCTGGTAAGCATGAAGACATAGAGATTATCTTTGGAGATGAAGGTACTGTGTACATGAGACAGTTTGAACCTGAGATGGATGCTTATCAAATGTTAATCATGAGTAGCCAACAATGGTTAGACATCATGGCTGCATATAAGAGTAGTGCAGGTTCGTACTACGTGGAGTTCAAACAAGAGTGATGAGTAGCACTTAGAAAATATATAATATATTGTTGTAGGAGACAAAAAGAATGATGGAATTAGCACTGATTAAAACGTTACTAGATCGTAACTTTTATGATCAACACAAGGGCATACGTTGCCCAGATAAAATATTCAGTAAGGATGTACGCAAGATTAAACAGGCACTTGATGGTGCTATGGAATCCTATGAGGGTGACCTAACTGTTGCGGATCTAGAGGCTGTGTTCAATAGAATGAACGCTAGTCTTACCACTGCTACTCGCGGAGCATATGAGGATTTGTTTAAGCGCATAGCAATTACTGAGCCTATCAAAGAAGAGATAGCACAAGACACATTATCACAGTTGTTTCAGCAGCACGTTGGTGATCGTGTAGCAAACCTAGGGTTTGATTTTGTTAATGGAACAGAGGATAGTTTAGAACCTCTGCGACGACTACTAGAGGAATACAAAAATGATTTTACTCCTAATCTACGTGTTGACTGGGACGACAATAGCCTTGACACAATACTTGATGCAACGCTTCTGGAATCCAAGTGGAGCTTTAACATATCTTCCTTGGCTCGTAGGGTGGAAGGCGTTAGTGGTGGCCACCTTGTGTTGGTTGGCGCTCGCCCCAATACTGGTAAAACTTCTTTCCATGCCAGCCTTATAGCAGGTGCACAAGGCTTTGCACATCAGGGTGCTAAGTGTATTGTACTATGTAATGAGGAAGCATACACACGTGTTGCTGCAAGGTATATCAGTGCATCATCTAACATGACAATGAAAGAAGTTAGAGAGAACAAAGCCCTGGCACAGAAACGTTATGAGCCTATCCGTACTAATGTAATGTTTAAAGATAGTACAGGTAAGGGTATGGCATGGGTTGAGTCTGTTGTTAAACAAGAGAAGCCTGACATTGTAGTTCTTGACATGGGTGATAAGTTTGCTGATATAAGTAGTGAGAGAAGTGACATCACACTTAAGACTGCTGCTATCCATGCACGTAACATTGCTAAGCAGTATGACTGCTGTGTGATCTGGATGTCACAACTATCTGCTGAAGCAGAAGGTAAGGCTGACCTTAACCAAGCGATGATGGAAGGATCTAAGACAGGTAAGGCAGCTGAGGCTGACCTAATGGTCTTGATAGGTAAGACACAACAAGCTGAGGGTGAAGACGAAGATCCAGTTCGTTACTTAAACTTAGCCAAGAATAAGTTGAATGGGTATCAGGGTAAGATCACCTGTGTATTAGATGGATCACGCTCTATCTATTCAGCTTGAGGTAAGACATGAGAATAGTATTAGATGTTGAGAATAGCACAACAGAACGCAATGGTAAGAAACACATGGACCCGTTTGAGATTAACAACCACCTAGTCCAAGTTGGTATGGTTAATGCAGACAACCACGATGAATTACACATTGTAAATATAGACCATGATGAGGCGAAGGATACGTCAGGCGCTGGGCATAAGCTAGTGCAGGATGTATTAGACTTAACAACCCTACTCATAATGCATAACGCACAGCACGATATGATGTGGCTATGGGAGTCTGGCTTCAAGTATGATGGCTTGATCTATGATACCATGTTAGCAGAGTACATACTTGATAGAGGGCAGCGCAACGTTTTAAACTTAGGTGCTTGTGCTGAACGTAGAAACTTAGAGGTACAGAAAGATGATACACTCAAAAGATATTTTAAAGAAGGGTACAATACAAATGAGATACCGTTGGATGAGCTTAGCTTTTATCTTAGGTGTGACCTGCTCTCAACTAGCTGGTTGTTCCACAGTATCGAAGCTGACTATGCCAAGCCCGAATCCACAGGTCTCAAAGTCATTAGAGATACAACCTTTACCACCTGTAAAACCCTCACCCGAATGTATATGTCAGGGATCAGGGTGGATAGATCAGCCCTTGACGAAGTAAGAGTAGAGTTTGAACAAGAGAAGGCAGATATTGAAGACAGGATGCAGAAGAAGATACGTAAGCTTATGGGTGATACACCTATAAACCTTAACAGTCCTGAGCAAATGTCACAGGTTGTATTCTCGCTGCGCATGAATAACAAAAAGGAATGGGCAGATTTGTTTGAGTTCACGTCTACAGTGGATGAATATAAAGATGCTGTTAGGGCAAACTCTACGCCTGTATACAGAACAAAAGCATTTACATGCCCAACCTGTGAGGGTGTAGGCAAAACGTATAAACTAAAGAAGGATGGCACAAAGTATGCTAGACCTAACAAGTGTAAAGACTGTGACACGCGAGGCTTTCAACTACAAGAAACAAAACAGATTGCAGGTCTAAGGTTTACTGCGCCTAATAAGAAATGGATTAGTGCCAATGGTTTTAGTACAGGTAAGGATAACCTAGATGTACTTGCGGCTACTGCCAGAAGTAATAACATGGAAGAGGCAGAGGCATTTCTTACAGATCAGAAACGTCTGTCTGCTATCAGTAGCTACCTGAGTTCTTTTGTTGAGGGTATATCAAACTATACTAAGCATGATGGCTTCTTACATGTAGGCTTAACACAACACATAACAGCTACTGGACGTTTCAGTGGACGTAATCCTAACATGCAGAATATGCCACGTGGGGGTACGTTTCCTGTTAAGAAAGTCTTTGTTTCACGGTGGGAAAATGGCAAGATAATGGAAGCTGACTTTGCTCAACTTGAGTTTAGAGTTGCTGCGTTTCTTGCTCAAGACGAAAAGGCTATGAAAGAGATTAGCACAGGTTTTGATGTACACAGTTACACAGCAAAAGTTATAACAGATGCAGGTCAGAAAACCTCAAGG